AAGGCGGTCTGCGATAAATAAAGGACCAGTATATACTTCATCAAAATGACTAGCTACTTTACTAAGTACATCATGGTTGCCTGTAATTAATACCTTGTAGCATTTAAGTTCATCGAGATAATCTGGATTACCTACATCACCAAGGTGGATAAGAGTATCCCCTTTCCGCGCATCTTGTTTTATTATTTCTATATGCTCTTGTGGAGTAATCCAGTTAGGATCCATGAGTTTACAATCTGAATCATCAAAGTGAGTATCCGAGATTATATAAACTGAACCTGTTGCACTCCATTTCTGAAATATTGGATATAATGATTTAATCATAAAATAACACCTCTTTAATATTTATCGAGAAAATTTCCTTCTATCATAATTCTCCCATTTATTTTGTAGATATTCGTAGGTTCAGTTGCTGTTTCATACCAATAAGTTCCAATATATCCTTCTGTTAAAATATAGGGGCATAACCAATCAAGAAATTTTTCAATCTCTTGGTCATAATTTTTTAAATTAAAACAAGTTGTAAGAAACCAACATTTTGCAATTTCATCATATTTGAATTGAATATGAGGCTGACCATCGAAGTAATAGCTTCCACCCCAACCTACCATATCACATCTATCTGTTTTAAAAAAAGGATGATCGAGTCGGTCTTTGATAGATAAGGATCCATCTGTAGACAGATCTTTTAAAATATTAACTACAATAGGATTATCTTCAATAGCTACTTTTAAATCTAATTCAGTATACATTCCCATTTTTAATCATCTCGCTTCTCAAATTTATCATATTTATCTAACTTTGCTTCAATTTCATCTATATCTGGATAATGTATAAAATCACATCCAATCCAGTTGTCCACTCCTTGAGCGCAAAGTTCGTCATAAATCATATTTCCTTCAATTAATCTTCTTAATTTATTTTCTTCTACTAATCTGTATTTCATTAATAAATTATCTCCTTTTTTATTTTATATAAATATTATAATATATTTTTAAATAATTGTCAATATAATAAAAAATGCGGCGGGCGCCCGATGTTACTCTGAGCTAGACCCGGCGCCCGCACTTATCTCCATTCCCTTTAATTCTCCAACTACTTTATTATTTGGAAAAATTTCTTTATAAGCATACAGCATTTCAGTAGCGTGATTTAAATCCCATTTATCTGTATCTATTGTTACAGTAATTATATCGCCATCTTTTATATCTAGTTTAGATATAATAATACCTGGATTTATTTCAATATTCATAATATCTTCTCCTAAATGTATAATAAGTACCATTGGTTGTAACGATTTTACTCATAAACATAAAACCATAAGAAAGAATTATTTCCAGCTCTTCTTCTGTTGGTTCTTTCGTTAGAGTAAATTCAGATACATCTGTTAATAAATATGGAATTGCTTTTATAATATTATCTTCCTGCATACTTTACCTCACTAATTCTATTTGTCCAACTGTTAAATCGTTACAAATGGCAATAGGAACTCCATAAAAATAAGATACATCTTTATTTTTAAATAAAGGTTTTACATAACCACCTTCTTGAAGAAATTTTAATGTTTCTTCATTCATTATAATATATCTACATTCTGGATCATTAATTACAGCATGTCTAAATGTTATAAAATTTATTGAAAGAATATTCATTTTCATTTTTTACCTCACTAGGACTAATTTTTCTTCGGGTCTTGTACAAGCTGTATAAAGCCAGCGCTTATGTTCTTCACGGTCGAATGGAAAGTTTTCTTCTAGTACTAATACTTTTGGAAACTGAGAACCTTGTGCTGCATGGCAAGTTATAGCGTATCCATAAGTTGCTTCTCTAGGTAATATATCTCCAATTTTGTTTCTTAATTTACCTAGTCTATATGACACTCTCCAGTCAACACAAGGATTCTCATCTAGCAAGAAATCTTTATCTAAATTAACTGAAGGATATGTACTACCTACTTCTGGAGTAAAATCACACATAATAGTAGGTATCTTATGTCTATCATTTTTAATAAAATAGGGAATATCTATATAACTATCATATATATTATTTACTGTACCAATAATACCATTGACTAAAGCGTCCCCTTCGTCATTTAGGTCCTCCCAATAATTACGTTTGAAAATGACTTTTTCACCTGGACATAAATCTCCTTCAAACCCAAGTAACTGACGCATTTGATTATTGATATTATGTCGAGTAATATTAGTTGCAGTAATTATAGTATCTGCCCATAAGAGATGTCCTGTTACGAGATCTTTCTTTGGAACTACCATTACTTCTTTTCCAGCCATAAAAGGAATATCTTCTCCATTACGAATTTTCATAGTAAGCTGAATAATTTCTGATTCAGCGGCTTGTCGCATAATCTGATCAAGGAAAACATCAGGATGGTTTAAAAGATCATGTGATTCAGTTTTATCAATCATAGGTAACTGGCCTGGATCTCCTAAAAATAAAATAAAAACTTTATGTTTTAAAAGCATATCTATCATAGACTTGGGTACCATTGAACATTCGTCTACTACAATAACGTCATAATCTAAGCTCATTTTCGGTTTTCTAAAAAATCCTCCGCCTGGTCTAGGTATTGAATCATAAAGTAGACGATGAAGAGTCATTGAATTTTTATTTCCTTTTCGTCTAAGAACTTCTGCGGCTTTACCAGTAAATGTTGCATATGCAACTTTATCTTCTTCTACATCTAGTGCATTAATAATAAAACGAACCAGTGTAGATTTTCCTGTACCAGCATATCCGCTGATTACAGCGAACTTATCATGATTTTTATATTTAGTTAAAACGCATTTCAAACCTTGTTCTTGTTTTTCAGTTAGCTGCATTTAATTATCAACTCCTTTTTATCTTTATAATATATTATAACATATTTTTTATAAAAAGTAAAGTGAGGATTTTTCAATCCTCACTTTTATAATCCATTTCTACAAATTCATATCGTTTAGTAAAACTTCTATCCAATACTTCATTAATTAAAAAAGCTAGTTTTTTAAAATCTTTTTTAGTCCCAACTAAATGTAAATTATTAATATCTTCAATAGAAGTTGGAACTTCTAAGTTAAGAGCTCCTCCAAAATATGGAACATCTGAATCAGTTAATTCAATTTGAATTTCAGTAATAGGTTTTTCATTTAATTTAAAATACATAAGCTATCTCCATTTATATTATATTATTACTTATCTTTGTCATACTTTCTTAATTGAGACCATATATGATTAATACGTCCTTCAGCTATACTAATTTCATTCCATATTTTTTTATGATAGGCATTAATTTCTTCTAAAGAAAAAGATTTTTGATGTGAAGGAACGTCATTTAATAATATATTTAATGCTTCAATTAATGAATAATCATTATAATATTTCTGTTTAATTGGTTCAAGTATAAAACTTTTCCTTTTTGAAGAAAAATAATGATTACTTTCTAAAATGTATTTTAAAATTTTATTAATAAATAATAAGTGTCTAATATACTCTTCTAGTTCTGCTTTTTCTTCTTTTAATTTTTCTATTTGAAAATCAATAGGATAATAAAATTCAGTATTTTCATAACCAACATCTTTATTCTCAAAATACATAAGCTACCTTCTTTACTATTTCAAAATCATCAATTAAGATTTGAGGATACTCATTTCCAGCCCATGAATTGCAATTACATTTGCCCACTACATTAATAGTAACTTCACCAGTTACAGAATATAATTGGTTATAATCTTCTTCTGGCATATTAAATTTAATCATATTAACTCCATTAGGTAAAGTAATTTTTACAGTATTGGATTTCATAAGCTGTATATTATCTTTAGTAACTTCAACTCCTTGTATTGCAACAAGAGGTTCTGAAACATCTTTTCCCCAATATGAAGCCATTTTAGCTATATCTAAAATATCTTGTCCAAAAAACTCAGTTGGATTCCATATATAGTCTACATAATATAATGGTTCAGACGACATATCTTTTAATTGTTCATCTGTACTAGCAATAAATTTATCAATATTTTCTGCGGGAAGGCCTAGACCGAAAGCTCCTTGATGTCCAGCTACATAATCGCAGGACTGGGTCGCCGCACATATATCTTTAAATTCAGTTACTCCAACCATATCACAACCACGAGCTGAACCTTGATAAGATATATTTTTATCTTTGTCTATTGTTTTAGTTAACATACAACAAGGTCTTTGGTACCTCGCCATTAACTTATTCGCAATTAATCCTCGGATCTCTGGTTGTATTTGACCTGGTTCAAGTAAAAATAATAATACTTTATGTTCCATCATATTATTATCTTTAATTAGATGTTCTACCAATTCAAGTCCAGCATCTTCTGCACGACCCTGCCTATTCTTCACATTTGTGCAAGTGCGGACCGCCTGATCAACTAATCTCTCCATCTCTCCTAACTTATGTCCTCTCTTGTTAGAAGGAATTTGTTGAAAAGCTTTAAACTTTAACATTGAATTAAAAATTAATTCTTTTTCTTCTAAAGTTCCACTTCTTGTAATAGCATTAACAAAAGGAACAACATAAAATGTAAAACCCCATGCGGTTGGTATATCACCTAACTTAAATTTATTTTTTTGCCACATTTCATATATAAATGGATTAATGATGCGATCTGGTTCTAATCCTTTACTAATTAGGCGGCGTGTTTCTAAAGACCTCAAACTCATCATATCTCCATCGAGACCTAAGGCAACTAAATCTAGATAATTATTTACATAAGATACATTGTACACTTTGTCAAGATATCGGCAAAATTGCCATACTACTCCGACACCCGAAAGTTCTTTATTTGGATATTGAGGGAGTTGGCTATTGATAAGAATACAATTAGGATAAGCTTTACCTTCAATTTCATGGTGATCAAGAATGATTACATCTCGTCCTTGTTCGTGTAGTTTTTGGAGTTCATTCCAATCATTACTACCTGCATCAGGAATAATAACTAAATCTGCGCCAATATCTTCTATCCAGCCTATAGAGTCTTGTAAACCATGCTGTTTACCTTCATGATGGTACCAATGGACATGATTTTCTGTATATGCGGGAGCCAGGTCATGCAAGTAATTAATCAAGACTGCTGAAGAGGTATAACCATCGCAATCACAGTCTACGATCACGGCTATTTCCTTATCAGGCTGATCTAAAGTTTCTTTAAGCGCGGCTGCCGCCTTCTCAAGTAATTCTTTTCCTAACGCTTCAGGTGGGTTAATATCATCATCAGTTAAATTCATATAATGAGATATATCTTTTTCATTAATACCTCGATTAATGAGGATTTGCTGTTGAGCATTATATTTATTACTTGGTGGATTAATTAATTTATATTTCATACTATTTCCACCTCTCCAATTTTTAGTCCTTCATTAAAAGCAACTGGGATGCCAAAAAGAGTCTCTATTTCTAAAATATTAGATAAATTTTTTATTACTGTTTCAAAATAATATTTATCTACCAACTCTGCTTTTGTTTCATAACTCATTATAATATAAGAAGGACGTTCTCCATTATGTTTTGCTTTAAAACAATCTATTGCCCAATAGATTTTATCAAGGTCAATTGTTTTCTTTATACATTCTATTTTCATATTTAATCTCCTTTTTATTTTTTAATATGCGGGTAGGGATTTGCACCCTACATACCTAATTTATTGCCGCATAAAACTAGTAAAGATTGACTCTTTCCTTAAAAAGTTGAAGAAATACATCTTTACTCTTGTCAATCGGACTATCTTTATATCCTAAAAGTCCAGATTTGTCAAACATATAGCTGACTTTAGTATATTTGCCATACTTTCGATGTATATTTTTTAAATTCTTAATTAATTTTTGAAACTCTTCATCTCCAGGCTCTTTAAACTGTTTATCAAGAGCTATAATAATTTCTTCTACTCCTAATTGAATTAATAACCAAGCTTGATAATTAATAAAACTAGAACCACATATAGCTACAGATAAATCATTTTCTTCACCAAAATAGCTTCTATATTTTAAAACTGACTTTTCACCCTCAAAGACGAAAGCTTTTTTCATTCGAGCTATGTTATTTTTGCTATGATTCAAGTTGTAAAGATTAAAAGAGAGAGGGTGGTTGTACATTTTGCCAGCTATACGTGCAGGCATATATTTACCATATTTTTCTGCTTGCTCTTGTATTAAAGTTCTCTCTCTAATTCCTATTAATCTATTGTTAATATCATAATGCGGAATTACAACCCCTTGATTTTTAGGATCATAACATATTCCAGCTCGATTCATAATTTCTTGATCTATACCTTCATCAATCCAAGGCTGAATATTTGGATGTGGAAGGTGCTTTAAAAAAGTTCCATCATATTCTTTTAATTCAATTTGTTGAGTAGTTGTATTTATATTTTTAATTCTACTATAATTTTCTAAAATTGTCAAGTCTTGTTTAATTAAAATCTCACTATCATCTACTTTAATATTAGGAGCATAACCAAATTTACGAGCTATATAATCTACTGCTTCTGGAAGATTCCAATCTGGATCTTCTCTTTCTTTAGGATGTTCTCTACTCATTACTTTGCGAGTAAGTTCAAAGATGTCAAATGATGGTTCGCTACACCCAGTAAAACAATGAAAGAGACTAGTATTATCATAGTAGTAGAGCTTATGACTTGCATCACTTTCTCTAGGATTATGACATATAGTCCTTGAGACAATAATATTTCCTCGTCTAATTGGCTCACCACCAAATTCAGTTAAAATTAATTCAATATCTTCAAGACTTAAATTTTCTTTTATTTCTTCAAGGTTATAATCATAATCCATAGTAAACTCCTAGTAAATTGTAGTTTAATTATTTTTAATAAAATGATTAGAAGGCTGAAGCCTCTTTAATTTTTATTTTTAAATCTTCCATTTCTACAAGTTCATAAGTCCATTTTGTTACGAACTGTGGTTCTATTCGACATATACCACGATTTGCTTTACACCACAAATAGATACCTTTCCATCTTCCCCTACGGTTTTTATATACAGAAATTTTAATATCTGGCATTTCAATACCATTTTTTCTGCATATAGGTTCAAGAGCTTCTCGATCTTTCTTTGTTGTTTCTAGCATAATCATTCCCAAGTCTATCTTATCAGCGATACTTTTCGCACCACGAAGCAAATTCTGATCTGGTGTTTCTGACTCCTGATAGTCAGCATTAAGCTGTGTAGCCGACATAATAAACACTCCATACTGATTGCAGAGGTCTTTTAAACGAATAGAAATCATAAATAGAATATTATCTTCTCTAAGTCTAACTCCACCACTTCTTTTAGTTACTTCTTCAAGGATCTTCATCGAGGTATGGATATAATCGAGGAAGATATACTTTAGTCCGTGTTCGCGGATTCCGCGTATAATTGTGTTTTCAATATCTTTTAAACTAAAGTCAGGAAGCGATTCAAAAAATATTGGACTCTGCTTAATAATTTGAGCAGCTTTCTGTACTCTCTCCCATTCTCCGGCCCAATATTCTCCATCAAGAATATGCTGTTCATCAACACCAGAGAGAAAAGCTAACATCATGGTCTGTATTTCACTTAAATCCTGCTCTGTAGCTATATATAATACAGGTTCAGATTGTCCAATACTAATCCATTTATTTGTTTCTAAATCATACATCTGAGAACAACCTATATAACATACATCTGC